GATGCTCCGTGTGGTAAATAAATACCACATTAACCTGATTTCGGTTAACTTTTACTTACCTACTTACCTAGTTACCTATAGGTAAGTAAAACGTAGGTAAGTAATAAGTTACTGAATGTATTAAGGAAATCGGTTTACTTACCTGCCCCGATTTCTTCTGTAGGTAAGTTAAGAATTGGTCGTAAGTCATTGAAAAGGCCTATGGTTACAAAGTTTCCTATGGTTACATATATATATATATGGGTAGGTAGTGTAACCTACCCCATATACGAAAGTTAGAAAGACGCGCAACATGCAACAAGACGGACTGAGTTCTTGCTCGATATGCAGCAAGCTTCATGATGCAGAAAACCTGATTGAGTTGAACGGCAACCCTATCTGCTTTCCGTGTTCGATGTATGTGCAGTGGGAAGATATTGATGAGGTGCGTAGACCAAGCGATTACGATGATGCTTTGGATCAGCAACACGAAAATAAAATCATTTCACTTATGCTAGAATTTGCAGGGCTTCAAGAAACAGCGTCAGGGGTGATATACTACCCAGACGAACACCACGATAATGTTTACCATTTAGTGGGAACGAACAGAGAGGATTGAATATGCCAAAGGTCGGAGAAGATTTGCCAAAAGAAATGCGTCTTGCGGGATACAAAAGGCTAAAGCCAATACAGCAGGAGTTCTTGAACAATTACTTGCACAAGGATATGACACAGACAGAAGCAGCGCGGCAGGCAGGCTACAAGAACGCCTCGGTGTCCGCTGTACGGCTGTTAAAGAGTCCAGTGGTAGCAGAACGCCTGCAAGAGATGCGTCTAGAGACACAGGCCAAATATGGGGTAACAATCGACAAGTCTATTCGGGATTTAAAAAAGCTTCGGGATCAAGCGTGGGAGAACGGGCGATTTAGTGAGGCTATTCGTGCTGAAGAGCTGCGTTTGAAGGCAGCAGGACTACTTATTAACAAGCAGCACGTTGTCAAGGAGGATATTACAGCGCAAACAAAAGATCAGATCGCTGACAAACTGGCGGAATTCAAGCGTTTAGCTGAGTCACGCATGGTAAACGTAACACCAGATGTAGACGTTATCGAGCATGAGGCACAAGATATAGTTCAAGATAAGCAGGATACGGTAAAATAGTACCACACACCCCGTGCGGGGGGAGCGGGCGGTGTTCGGGGCCTGCTCGGGGCCTTATAGGCGTAGATTTGTTCGGGTTCGGGGCCTGAATCGGGCCTTTTCGGGGCCTCGGGGTAGGGTTTCTGCGGGTTTGCGGCTGCTCTTCTCCGATGACAAACGGGGCCTGCTCGGGATCGGGCCTCGGGAACCGTGTAATTGTTCGGGATCGGTCCGGGAAGCAGCAGCTCGTACGGGAAAACGTACGCATAGACACTAACGGCAATGTAGGCATCGGGACGGGACAGAACAATTGTTCTAATCGGGGTTGACTTCCTGGCCTGAATCGGGACATTATTGAGTCCTCCCTTGATCTGCCCCCGGTGTTCCTCCATTCGCCGGGGGTTTTCTCCTCCCCGGGCCTGAACACGAACAATTGTTCTGCTTGTCCCCGGCCCGCAGCTCGTACAGCAACGGCAATGTAGGTATTGGGACAACAAAACTTTTTTTATTTTTTGTTGTTTTTCTTGTTGACACTGCTCGCAATAGTTGCTTATATATAGGTGTGCTTAACAGAGGAGGCCAAAATGAAAACACCGCAAGTAAAGCCTGATTGGAAGACTGGCATCTATATTGGCAACGGCGTAGTTGCCGTACCTACCGTAGATCAGAAGGTGCAGGCAGTGGTAGACTCTATCAACTGTGTGATGGAGGGGATTGGTGTAGACGAAGGGGACAACCAAGAAGCTATGTTGCACGAGTTGGCATGGCAGTTGGTTAATGTGACGAGGGGAGAAGGCAATGAAGACTAAAACATATGATGTGCAGATTGAAGCCATTGTCACCAAGACAATTCGCGTCAATGCGATTGATGAGGATGCTGCCTATGAACTGGCGCATGAGATTTTCACTGTCGCCAATGATGATCATGAAGAGCGTTACGAGCAGAATGAAAAAAACATCTGGGAAGTGGAGGAAGAAAATGCGTAAGGTCGGTAACACATTAATCGGGATCGGGTTCATCGGGCTGTGCTTTGCATCGGCTATGGAGCCAGACCCAGCAGTAACGGGATCATTCTTCGTTCACGCGGGCATCGTTATGATCTTCGCGTTGACTATGGTAACGGGAGTCGCGGCGACTCGGGCCAAATAACACGAACAATTTATGATCGGGGATGACCGGACGAGTCCCTGATCCGGTGGCAGCACGGGTTCTGGTTCCTGTGCTGCCATTTTTTTTGCCCCGGGCCTGAACAGTACAATTGTTCGTAATTGGCCCCGGATTCAGCTCGTAAATCTTTTTTATTTTTTTGTGTTTTTATTGTTGACAGTGTTTGCAATAGTTGCTTATATATAATCATAAACCAGAAGGAGGGCATACAATGCTTACAATTTCAAACATGACCGGCAAGCTTGAAGGCTTCAAAGCCATTAGTACAAACACACTAACAAACCCATTTTGTCAGAAGATGTATAATAGCAAGAAAGAGAACATCATTTGCACGAAGTGTTATAGCATGGATATGCTGCAAGGCATGCGTAAGAATTGCGCCCCAGCATGGCAACGGAACAGTGACGCTTTGTCCCTTGGCATTATCTCGCAGCATTTACTTCCAACAATTTTAGACGCATTTTTTCGTTTCTCGGCTCATGGGGAGCTGATTAACCTAACGCATTTGGAGAATTTGCATAACATCACGTTGCACAATCCCCATTGTTCATTTGCTTTGTGGACAAAAAGAAAAGATCTTATCCGTAAGTTTTATAGCAAGAACGAAAAGCCTAGTAATCTAATCTTGATCTACAGCAACCCCAAAATTGACTCTGTTATGGATAACGTGCCTGAGTTTTTCGACCGCACGTTTAACAATGTTAGCAAGGGGAGCGAAGTAAAACAAAATTGTACTGGTCAGAAATGCAAAGATTGTCTGCTGTGCTATATTCCAAACAACGGAGTAACCCAGATTGTCGAAGCCGTGAAGTGAATCGGGAGAAATTGTTCGGGAAAAGCACGGGTTCGCCCGTGCTTTTTTTATGATCGGGCATCTTTTTATCGGGCATCACTTTATCGGGGATTTGCATAGGGGCCATAATAGGCCCTCTTTTTGCAGGCCCCCCCACATACACCCTCGCATACGATCAATTAATAAAAAAACCCGAACAATTGTTCGTTTTTTTTTCTCGATGCCAATTTATCCAGCAAAAACAAAGAGATAAAGTTGTTGATTGCAATGATTGCCTGTGGTATAAACTAGACAAGAGGCCGGAGGTAGGCCTCATAAACCAGAAAAAAGAGAGTAAAAACAATGACTTACTATTTTACAATTGGATGCGAATTCGAGATTGTCAATAAAGAGCCACTTTCCAGCCCACGCGGCATAGCGCAAAACGCCTACGCCAATAGCGACTTTACCCCATTCAATGAAAATTGGGATTATTCCAGATGGGCTGATGAATTGAGCCAAGCTGGTTTCGATTGGGTGCAATGCAAATACGAAAGCACAAGAGGCATAGCCGCTGAGATAATCACCCCGCCTATGGCTGATTGTCCAGACTGCCGTGACGATATCGCGCGGCTGTTAACTTGGATTGATCAAAAGGGTGGCCGTGGCCAGCGACAGTTTAGAGCGCAACAAGACATAACAGCCGGTTTGCATATCCATGTTGGCGTCAATATGCAGGATGGCGATATTCACCCGCCATCAGAATTCTGGCGTTCATCCAAGCGGCACATGGCCGCGACTGGCAATCATTACGCTGGCCGCGACTTTAAAGTCATGGATTTAATGCTGGCCAAAGACGTTATCACAAGATGGGCTGATAATTGGGACACCATCCAATCAATGCTGCCGCAAAAACGGCGCGACAGGCATGGCAATTGGATGGCCACTAGCATTGCCCATGTGGCAGAGGGTGGACGCCATCATGATGCGTTTATGGCTGAAACAGACGCCAAAGCGGCCAAGCTTATTCTGGCAGGGGATAGGGATGGCAAGTTTGCTGCCGTCTCTCTCGATACTTGGACGCGGCTTGGCACTGTAGAATTCAGACAGCCATCATGCACCCTTGACCCTAAAAAGCTATGGGGATGGATTGACATCATCACAACGGCATTTAAAACGTCTATGGATGGCCGCATAACGCCAATGGCATCAGCTCAGACACTTGAGACACCCGCGCAATTGTTCAGGCGCGGCAGCCGCGTGGCAGTGCTTTACAGCATGATGCGCGTTGCGGGTGGCGCAACCACCCGCGCTCTAATATCTGCCACTGGATGGGACGCTGATACCATTCGCGCTAGAGCCAGCGAGATTAGAAGCAAGCTGCATGCTCTTGGCATCAATGGTGACGTTGCAGTCGAAAACCATAGCCAACAAGAATACGGCCACCGGTATGGTTCAAGCGCTGGCCAGTATGACCTAGGCGGCTATGAGGTATTGCGTGAGGTGACAGCCGCCCGCCCATGCGAATTATTGCCAGCCAATAGACGCGCACCGGCCAGCATATGGTATGGCATATCAGATGAATTGTTTGAATTCTGGCAGGCGCGCATTGAGGCATTGCGCTAACACAAACGGCAGCGGCCTAGGTACCCTAGGCCGTTGTATTTATTCAGAATAATCGGGGTGGGGCGGGTATGCCACCACCCCTTTTTTTATATTGTGATGGGCGAATGGCTGCGCCAAGTTCCACATTAACAATCACCAAAAAATTTTATAATATTTTTTTCTTGAACTTTTGCAATCATTGCCCCATATACTACATATAGACAGACAAGGAGGGTTCTATGACTAAGTATAGACTTAAAATCGGCGGTGATCCTATTGAGTTCACCTCTACAGGCCCAGAGGGTTTCATTGATGCGTGGAGATATGTCTCTCGTTGCGCATCTGAAGATAACAACGAATGGATCAAGACAGCGGCAGCGCTTGCTTGTGACTGGTGTGGCAAGCCTGTTAGGTATGACACGCTTGCTGCTTTTGCCAGTGACATGATGCGTCATGGGATGCTGGAGGTTGTAGATGCCAAGTAAGGCTAAAACATCCCACAGCATGTGGGGCGGCAAAGACCTTGAGGGTATGAGGCGGGATCTGAATAAAAGCCAAGCTGCTTTTGCTAGTATTCTTGGTTTAAGCCCTCGTATGTATTGTTATTACGAAAGTGGGGAGAAAAAGATACCTCGTAGTGTAGAGTTAGCTATTCGTTATGTAATCAAGCGCGGTGATATCGAG